GTTCCGCTTGAAGCAACACTATTTAATTGTGTAATTCCTTTATAAACCTCTCTAGTAGTACCAGTTCCAGTGTATGTTGCGGCACTTGCCGCTGTTCCTGTTGCTGGTAATGTGTGGGCTTCATTACTTAATATAGCCACATAAGGTGAAGTACCATTTGTGCCATCTGTTCCGGGTTTTATACCGATCATGCTTATTTGGTCTCTAGCTACAATAGCTGCTGTTGCCCCGCCATCTCTTACTTCAACTTCAATAATTTCTGGCATATTACTATGAGAAGCTTGAGGAGTATACTCGTATATATTTGTTGTTTTTGGAACAATTACATTATTAGTGTATGTTTCGTCTTTAGCTCCTACGGCAACGTCATTTAAATAAAACTTATAATAACCAGTTCCTGATAAATTAAAAGCAGTTGCGGTAACCTCTACCTCTGATGGCGAAGGTGTTGACCCGGCTGCATTATATTCAAAACTTAAATCACCAGCTTTTAAATTTACTGACTTTCCGTTAATACCAGCAGATCCAGTACCTCCAATTGCACCAGTTAAACCTTGTTTTGATTTATTTATTGTTTGGTATTTTTTTATAGTAGTTGTATTTTCTACATTAATAGTATACTCTATTATAGCCAAATCAGTTGTCATTACACTGTGATCTGCAAATGTTATTTTGTCAGCTGATATATCTTGAGCACCCACAGTTATAGTTCCTGTGGTTACGCTTGTTGTTACTTTAAATTCGTTGTTACCAGGCGTGGCATCATGAGCAACACTGTTATATTCAGTTGCACCGTCAAACACCACTATATCTGTACCAGAACCTGCGAAACTAGATACTGTACCATTTGATGATGCTGGAACAGAATGTGCTGAATTAGATAAAACAATTGTTAAACCGTTTGACCCTTCTTTTACTGGGGCAATGTTTATAGTATCGAAAGCATCTTCAACCTGATCGCCATCCGCTACACCAACTCGCATTGCTATTGGAGCTCCACTATTAAAACCTGAGAATGTTGAAGGAACTGTTATAGTTGCTGTATCTTGGTTTTGTCCCGTGCCGTCTGTATACGATGTTTCATCCGTAAAGTGCGATCCGCCTCCTGTAAATTTAAAGAAGCCATCGTTAAAATTTGTGGAATTTGCTGTCAATGTTATAGACGATGGTGAAGGGTTATTTCCCTCTGAATCGTATTTAACAACTAAAGCACTTGTACTTAGTTTTATTGTTTTAGCATCGGCACCTGAAGCGCCTGTGCTACCTGTAATAGGGTTAAATACCAAAGAGCTTGGTAAATTATTTAAATCTACTGCGGTTGATCCTTGGTAGATAGCATAGAATGTTCTAGTACCTTTAGTTAAAGATGGTGACGTTCCGTTTGCATCTGTGGCATACACTAAAGTTGTGAATGAAGTTGTGGGTGCACCAGTAAGATCGCCGAAGGCTACTGAACCTATATTGGCACTTTTTATTTTCACAACTCCACCGACTACCTCAAAAGGTGCCACGGTTGATGTTCCATTGTATATTTTAAAACTATCTGCAGAAAAACTAATAGCTGAAGAAGTTTCATCAGCTAATAATTTCATGCTAGCTATATTGCCGTTTGCGTCTACATTTAAACCGTAAGATGCAGTAAGTTTACCGCTTGTATCTACAATAGCTTGGGAGGCTTCATTAACCGCTGCATATATACCTAAAAATGTAAGAGCAGTATTGTCAGCTAAATTTTCAGCTTTAGTCATAACCAAGCTGTTGTTGTTAATTGTAGATACTGCTGTTCCTACAGCAACGCCCGTACCTTTTATTATAAAACCAGATCTTATTGTTCCTGTTATATTATCGATTGCAACAGTTGCTGTACCTGTGAAAGTAAGTGTAGCTCCGTCGGCTACTGTGATTGGTTTACTTAAAGTTATATTAACAGAGTCTATATTTAATATTCTAGGCACATTAGTTGTGCTTATACCTGTTCCAGATACATATTGACCAACTTCCAAATTAGCATTATCTGCCGATATTACAAGATTAGGTGAATCTGTTAACGCACCATTAACTGTACTTGTAGTTGTGGAGTTGGTTGCGCCATTTACAATTGCTGTTGCTTGTGTTGCTTGTTGTCCGTTGACTTCGTTTATTCCAATCGCTGCACCTAGTGTGGAAACATTGTTTGCTGTAGCGGAATTGGCATCAACTTCAGTGGTTATAGCTTGTTTAAATCCTGATGATAATTGCAATGCAAAATTATTGTTCCCATCAAAGGTACCCATTGTTGCACTTAAGTTAGTTATTTTAGATGCTGCTGCCGATTGGCTATCTGCATAAGTCCTAACTTCATCAAAATAATCTGCCGATGTATCTATTGTAAAATTATTGTTTATATCATACACCCCAAATTTAGCAGAAAGACTAGTGTTCTTCGCTGCTAACGCTGAATGATTAGTTGCATTTAAAGTAATCGAGTTCGATATAGTAGCCAAACTGTATACCGATCCATTCTGTAAATAGAAGTCAGCAAAATATGTTGCTAAGTCAACTAACTTGTAATTGCCCGTCTTGTATTGCCCTATAGATATAAATTCCGATCCCGTTAAAAGATCGTTATCACTTGGATTCTGATTGATGTATGAGGTTAGTCTAGCCATAGTTATATTTTAATACCCGTATCTTCTTTGGGTCTTTTCGTTCTTAGTTCCGCCTTTACCACCGGCTCTGTTCTTAGATGCTTTAATGCATTTGCCTAATCTGTGATCAAAATCATATCCTTTCTTACACTTCTTTGCCTGTGCTGTACGTTTCTTGTATTTACCCCACTCGCTCATTGCATACTTCTTGTCTCGCTTTGCTTTTGCTAATCGGGCTTTAATTGATAGTTTCTGTGCCATACTCTTATTATTACTTATTATACCTAATTGTTAATCAGTGACGTTAGGTAGCTATTAATATACCTTTACAGGCTAATGTCATATAGGGGAGTTATGGGTTACACCACCGTATTACCACTGTATACCTTATAATAAAATCAACTTATTTTACCCCACCCCCCCACCTTTTTAAATATTTCTTTATAAGTTTTTGCCTTTTACAATGTAAACACGATGTAACTTGGATAATATAAGTGTAAGTAAGTAACTAAATAATCTAAATAAATATAATATGAGTAAATTAAACGAAGTAACTAAGACAATGAGTAAAGAACAATTAAGCGAAATCTTTCCACCAATCCACCGAAACAATTTCGTAGTAAGAAAGAGTTGGTTAGGTAGAAATCAAATCATTACCTTCATCAATAACAAACATGAACAAATCACCTACAATCACGACGAGGTTTTAAAAGTAATGTTACCTAAACTAAACATCTTACCATGTTGGATTAAGAGAGGGTATTGGTCTCAATCAACTGACATGCCAAGTAATGTTCGAAATACTGTAATTGAGAGAATCAAGTTAGTAGAGTAGAAATGCTATACTACAAAACAGTGACAATAGCTAACTACTATTAAATCATTATGTACCTAATGTCACACTTTTCAGGTACTCAGGTGAAGGGTTACATCTGTAAACAAAATAACAATTGTAAACAAACTACCTACTTTAAGTTCCACTTGTTTCTATAAGTATAAAAATGTGAATGAGTAAATGACACAACGGTTTAAGTGAGTTCGATTCTCACCGTGTCAACTAAAAATTAAAATAATATAAAATGAATTTAAAAGAAATATACCTAGAATTACAACAAATAGATGAGTTCCACTCTAACTTTAATCCTACCGATAAATCTCGTCAAAGAATGAGAGAGTTAATTGAAATGATACCTATTTCAAAATACGATAGAGTAAGATAATTGCTATACAACTACAAAGTAAATACGAAGTTAAATGGATAATATAAGTGTAATTAAAAAATAATAATATGAAAATGTTTGAAATAATTTCTAATAATACTTGGAATAAAAGAGGAAAAGAAACTAACTTTAAATACTATATGAAAAGTAAAAGTATAGAAGAAGTAAAAGAATACTACAAAAACCAAAATATAAAATCAATTAAAAAAATATAAATATGTTAAGAACTTTACCACTAATTAAAAATGTAATTAATAAAGAAATTACTAACCTAAATGAAAACCCAGAATATTGGGGAACTATTGAAAATATAGAAAATGAAAATGAAATATTCAATTACTTTCTAACTTATGAAATAGTAAATCAAGAATGGTTTGATGAAAGATTAAAGTATACTAATGTAGAATTATTAACTGAATTAGCAAATAAAATTAAACAATATGAATAGAGAAGATATATATAATGAAGTAATACAAGACTACTCTCACTTACAATATGAGTATGAAGGTGACGAATTACAAGACAAAATAAACGAAATTGTAGACAATGAGTTCAATCGATTCCTCGATGCTCACCAACTCACCGACGAACAACTAAATGACAAAGAATATATAGAAAGCCTATATAATAACTATAATGAAAATAAATAATATGCTATACTCTGATAAACTAGGTAACGATATGACGTGGGCAATCCTAAAACAAATGTCCGGTGAATTAACTAGGTGGGATATAATTGGAATAATCGAAACTCACAGACTAAACACGAACATTAATGGATAATATAATTGAATATGATAATAGATAAAACACTCCGCGAACTACTTAACGAACTGCATTTCCATGCTAAAATGTTGAGAAACGAAACAATCGATCACCACGACTTCAGCAATGCCGTCGAAGAAATACTAGAACACTATGACAAATAAAACCTACTATGTATGTAAGACGATGAAAGAACTCATCGCATTTACCAAAGCAAAAAGAAAACAACGAGCTCATTCTCACTATGAGATGGCCAAAGTACACGGACCTTGCAGTGGTATGGGTAATAAAAGATATAAAGTTGAACAAAAAACCAACTACAGTAAACGTAAAAAACCTAGTTACACAAGTAGATGGAACTACACTAGTTCAGGTGTGACTTACAAACTAAATACGAATAACAACGGATAATATAATAAATTAATAATAATGATAAAAGCAATATTTACATCTAAAATGAGTGACTACAAAATAGTAGACATCATCTTAAAAATTACCACTGCAATCTTAATGATAATGTGGGTACTCGGTATGGCGCAGTTGCTATACCACTTAATAACTAACCCATCTGCAATGGACAATGCGACATTCGGTATATTCGACACACTATAATATGGAATTTAAAGACTATCCTCAACACCAAATCGACGCTAAACTACAAGAATGTCTTGACTATGAAGCTAAATACGGTAAAACCCCACAAATAACTGCAGTAAAAAATTGGTGTAATAGCTATGAATACCGCAAAAACGAATGGGAATGGCGTCAAAACGTAGCGAAATCAATTAATTATAATACTAACTATACTAAACCTTATTACAATGAGTAAAATGAAAGAATTAGATGACATCGCGCAAGGTATTGCAGACGTCACCAAAGAATTAATGTACGACAGTGTTGATTGGCAATTGTCAGAGTATGAAGCGGAAGGCGATAACTATAATGCTATACATTCGCACGTCATGAACCTAGCTATATCTAAAATGTTTGAACAAATACAAACTAAACACGATTAATATTGGATAATATAATTGTATGAAGAAATGTAAATGTAAAAATATAATACCACTAGGCAGAGTTAAATTAGGTTACAACACTTGTATTGATTGCAGTACAACTCAACAATACAGTTATGTACCTATAATTGCAAACAAACAAGTTCTTGAAGTACAAATTGTATCTCAAGAAGTAAGCGACGCGGTACACAGATCGTGGCGTAGAAAATAAACGTGAGAAATAGGAGGCGAAAGCCACACTAACTCACTTGAGAGGTGGCGGCATACAGGTCACGTTAGTTGAAGGGTAAGAACAAGCGGTTGGAACGGTTGAAAGAACACCGGATGGCTCCGTGAAGTTTATAACTTCAATAAAACAGAAAGTGTGGATAAATGACAATACTAGTTAACTACCTGTCCACAACTGGTACCTCGAAATGGGAGTGATAAGGTAAGACCGAAACCGGGTGTAGACATTGAAATACATGGTACCTAATTTTGGTAACGGCGGTTCGACTCCGCCCACTTCCACTAAATGAGGCATTGTTGCACCTGATATTGCAATGTTAAAGGTACAAAGCAGATGTAAGTCCTCTTAATATAATGCGGGATAGAGCAGAGGTAGCTCGTTGGGCTCATAACCCAAAGGTCGTAGGTTCGATTCCTTCTCCCGCAACTAACATTAAATAATTAAATATGGCAAATATGAGTTATTGCAGGTTTGAAAATACTGCAAGAGATTTAGAAGACTGTGTTATCGCTCTTCAAAACAATGACTTAAATGAATACATGAGTGTTCATGAAGTTAATGGTTTAGCTGAGTTACAACTGTTAGCGATGGATATTGTAGCAATGCAAGATCACATTGGTAACATAATTGACAAAGAAAAACAAAGATTTGAAGCACATGAATTTACAAACTAAATACGAATTAACACGGATAATATAAATATGAGATTAAAAACAATTTATGACAGACTAAAACCAGGTTTTAAGTCGTCACTGCAA